TAGCCACGCAGACCACCACCGAAACCGCCAAAGTTACCAAAGTCATAGCCGCCTAAACCGCCTATGTCAGAACCGCCACTGGCATCCGCATCAAAACCATCGTAGTTGCCACTAACACTCTCGCCAACACCTTCATTGTAGTTGCCACTGACACTCTCGCCAGCACCCATGCCGCTATCGCCAAAATCACCACCGGCATTACCTACTTCAACGTATGTACCAGTATCGGGATTGGAGGTGCCTGCTACGCTTGAGTCAACGACAGTTTGGTCAGGCATAGTTACCACAGCGCCCCCATCAGGAGCATCTTGAACAGTAGGTTGTGCGGCAGGCTGCTGTTGTGCTATCTGGTCTGTGGCAACTTCAATATTGCCGTTATCCATGGCAGTGACACCGTTATTTGGTACATCCACAGCAATGGTTGCATTGTCTGCAAGGGTAGAAGCAGGGTCAGATTCACCAAAATCACTGGGGTTAGCTGGGACAAAATCTGAGTCACGGACGCCTTCGCTGATTGACGCATCGTCAATGTCCCTAGACGTATTAAATTCTGAGTTATAAAAGCCAGAATTATCAGGCTCAAATGTTGGTGGCTCAGTCGCAGATATAGTCTCTGGCGTATTACCAGTTAAATATCCCAACTCATCGTCTGTGTCTACTATATCCCGTCCAATTTTATCTACAGCAGCTTGACCAGCTTGGTCGTACGGGTCGATTCCAACTGACGGGGTATTACCCACACTTGCACCCCCACCACCGCCACCACCACCACCACCACCGCCTCCACCACCGCCAGTTGTAGGTGTTGTGGTGGTTACTGGTTTTGGTAGATAGATTGGTTGCTTAGTAAACTCGTCAGGCGGTAAAGAGCTAATATCTGGGCGTGTTGTGTTTGTAATGCCCATTAAGTAGTTGTAAGCGGCTTGGGAACTGCCGTCAGGAAGCGCAGCGCCGCCATTGGCGTACCTTTTAATGTCTGTAAGACCGCCGCCTGCGTAACCGGGGTATCCCAAAGACTTGACACTAACGGGGTTTAACGCTTTTGCGCGTTGCGTCATAGGGTCATAGTCAAAATTACGGATGAAGCCGGGGTTATCCATCTTGGTAACGGTTTGCACACCCTGATCGGCCAACAACGGCGATGTCACAGCCAAAAGTGAGCCAGCGTTTTGTTTAGCAAAGTCGCCAAATGCGGAGGGGTTTTTTGTGACTGCATTGAAACCCGCGCCTAATTTACTGCTCAAAGACGCTTCACCCATCTGTTTAGTAACAGCATCTTGTAAAAATTTATTGTAGGCTTCACCACTTAAACCTTGTTCTAGTGCTGCGGTTTTAGCTGCGTCAAGAGCAGAAGTACCCAAGGCAGCGGAACCCGCACCCATAAACGCTTCGCCCAAACCCGCGCCGCCATACGCGCCCAGACCAGCCGTCAACCCTTTGGATAGGCTTCCTGTAGCTAAAGCAGTGGCACCTCCAACAGCAAGCCCCGCGCCAGCCGCAGACATTAAACCAAAACCAGCAGGGCCAAGCGCAAAACCCGCAATTGCAGGCAATAATTTCTTCAAGAAGTTGGCTTCAACCAGCCCTGTTTCTGGGTTAATTGTCAGTGAGCCGCCATGTTTCATGGCCAAAGCCTGCAAGCCCGCAACTTCTTGGGGGGCCATATGCACCAGCATCGAGTCCGAATTGCGGCCTTTTGCGGCCATTTGATTTGCAAGTGCGTGTAGGCTCATGTTAGACCTTTACTTTCAGTACGTTTCCGGCGGTAGTGTCATAGTAAACATCTCCCACTCGTAGGTTAGCGTAGTCAGCTTGAGTTGGCAAACTAATCACATAGGTATTTGGCGTAGTGGGGTCAGGTTGAGAAAAACTCAAACCTGCTGTTATTTTAGTGCCATTACGCTGTGTTGCGCCAGAGATTGGTCCCGGATTATCCAACTGATTGAAATACAAAAACATCACCCGCAGGAGTTGCTCCATGTAGGCTTGCGTGTACTCTTTCGGTGGGTTGGGTAGGCGTGGGGCTATAACGTTTGCTTGTGCCATTAACCACCCCTTCGGCCATCCGGCCTAATGTCCATACGCGGTGCGCCCAACTGCCACGTTACGCCAAGCGCAGTGGAGTCAATCTTGAACGCCATCTGACGGCCCCGCACACGGGTGTTGATCTGCCCAGTAAACTCTTCTACCGGAATGACCGCTGTGCGTGTTACTGCGCCACTACTACTACCGGCAACCGATTGTGGGTTGTTGTACCCAGAGCCTGAGTTCTGCAAGGGTTGCAAATACATCGTAGCCTGTGGGCTTGCGGCTGTGGAACCACGGAACGTGATGTCGGGCAGAACACGCCAGACAAAGCCAAAGTTGTGGCCGTCACCAATATCAAACTGTGAAGAACTGATGTACGCCTCGATTGGCAAAGCAGTACCAGTAGCGTTGTCGTCTACGCCTTGTTCATGGTTCACCACGTTGTAGTTGTACGTAGCGGCAAGGGGGTAGTTGCGAAGACCAGAGTCAAGCCAAGCCGTACGCGCCATCATGCCGTAGTACCAGATGTCTTCTTCGTAGTTGTACACAACGTACTTGTCTATAGCATTTGAATTACTAGAGCAGTAAAACCACCAGACTTCATTAAAACCTTCGTTGGTGCTTGCAAACACCTGCTCATACTGAGCCGTATTGATATCGCTAAAAATGTACTGCCGCAGATCACAGCGCATGGTTTGTGTGCGACCATCGTATTTGTAAAACTTATCCACGCCCATCCAGTACGTGACACCCGAGGCAATGGCGGCAGCGCTGGGGCCTACGATTGAGATACTGTCGGCAAGAAGCTGTGAACTCCACACGTATGGGGGGCCAAGGTATTGGAGCGAATATAAAGAAGAGTCTGTCCAAACCAAAATCTCTTGACGAGACTGCAAAGCTGTCACGATGCGTGAGCCGTGCGAGAGACGAACACTACCTGCTTGGTTGGTAATTGAGGGTGTCCACTGCACAGCATCTTCTTGGTCAGACCAACGAATCAGCATCGGGTCAAGAATCGTGTCGCCAATTTCGTTTGTACCAAAGACAAGTACAAAGCGGCTGGTGTCTGAGACCAGCAAGAAGTTTTGGTGTAGCGGCACATCAGAGGCACCCGCAAGAGAAGAAAGCAACACGCCACGGGTTGTCAAACTAGTAGCCGCGTCCCAGTAGTAAATCTCTTCACCGCGAGGGCCAAAGATCAAGTTTTGACCAAAGTTGCTTTGGTTCCAAATACGCAGCGCATCCACAGATGTGGAGCCAAGGCCCCATGTGCCTGAACCCCAAGAGCCTGCGCCCCAACCCACTAAAGGCACCGCATACTCAGGGCCGGGATTGACTTGGTATGCAGCCACAACAGCCGCGCCCCCGCCCGTAGCGGTAGAAGAAGCCGCAGAAGACGCTGTGATGTTGTAGGTGGTTGTAGACGCACCGATAGTAGAGAGTTGATATTCACCGTTAAGGGTCAAGCCGCCCACTGCAGTAGCGCCACTGAAAGTCACAAAAGCACCGTTGATATAGCCGCCCGTAGCGTCAGTTACAACTACTGTGGTTGAGCCTGATGTGGTAGAAAATGGGTTGTTACCAAGCGTTGCTGGGGCTTTACGCAAGGGGGTGATGTCGTTGTACGCACCGCCATTCTCGATGTAAAACTTAAGGTGTGTGCCTACGCCCAAAAGGTTCTGGCTACCAAGCGTTACCCAATTCCACAAAGACCGGCAAACCCCTTGGAATATCGTTGCAGAAATACGAACCCAGCCGCCAATCTTCTCTGGTGTGCCTTGACGGAACCGAACTTTGTCGCAATCATACCAACCACCTTCGGTGGTATATCTAGTATTCTCCCGGTTTACACCGGGCTTGAACATGATCTTTTGTAATGGCATGGCTTATTTTCCCATCAATTTGGGTGTGCATCAAGCATACAGCCGTGTGCCTGTTTTGTCGATAATCAGCGCTTGTTTTCTTGGCTTGGCATCTGGCGTGTTTGGGATGCTCACATGAGTCCAGCGGTCAAACTCACGGATAACCTGATCGTAAGGCAGGCCAGACGCAATGATGGTTTTGACCACTTCGTCAGGGGTCAGTTGAGGTACTCGGATGTCCACAGCACAACCAATGCGATGCTGGCTAGTATCTTTAGAACCAACAGCATCATTGACTTGCTTGCTGCGAAAAGCAGAGTTAACCATGACTGGTCTTCCGCCCAAGGCAGTTTTAACTTCCTCAAGGAAGGCGGCGAGGCGTTTAAGGTTCTCCAATTCCTGTTCATTTGGCGCGTTGTCCCATCCGTTGCGTTCTGCGGCTTCTGAGGCGGTAAGTTCTTCAAGCGTGAAGTGGGGTGTCAAGTTCATTTTCTACCTTTCATATCCATGATTTTTTCAAGGGTGCGGCCACCAAAGTAGAAGGACATGACCAGCATACCCCACTGCCCCAGCAGTTCAACAAATGCGTCAGCAATGTCGATTACCGAAGCGTCTAAGATTGCCAGCAGCAGGTACGCCACCAGAATGTAAACCAGCGTCATGGGGCGGATGTTCTTAGATAGCCAAGAGTCGCTGGCCATATCCGATTTCAAGCGGTCGGTCAGGTTGTTCTGCTCAGTTTTGTACAGGTCGGTTTCGTTGGCCATCCTTGCTAATTCGCCATCTTGTGCCATTTTTGCAAGGTCAAGTTGCGCCTTGGCTTTAGCCTCTGGGTCTGGAATTAGCTTGTCAATGAGCTTGCCGCCCACGTTTAGAAGTGCGTCGAGTCCAATCATGTGCGCTGCTCCAATATCTCTTTAATGGCAGCAATAGCTTTGTTACTCAACTCAACAGATTCTTCGCTTAGAGTGCTTGTCCCGTCTTCCCGATAAGGGTGAGTTGATGCAAAAATACTTTCTAGCGAGTTAAGCGCCATTTTTAGTGCGTCGAGTGCGATCATTGTTTGCTCCTTGAAAGCATGGTTGCTGCAATTTCCATCATGGTTCTTGTTACTTGAATGTCAGCGGGTTCATTATCCCAGCCCACAGTAATTTGTCCAACAAACCGGCTTGGATCAGGTGGGATGCTGACTCGGCAAGTGTAGGCAACCCCCTTGGCGATATACCATAAACCCATTTCAGATTGCGCTGACTTG